CTTAAAGGCGTTACTCCACAAGCTGGTCAGCCCTTCAAGAACATGATCATTAAAACCACGATCGACGTTCCAGCTGGTGCCGATACCGCAGACCTCCCAAATTTGAAGGCTGGGCTTTCCGCCCACATCGGCCTTCTCTGGGCTCAATCTGCGGGCATTGGCGATTCGGCTGGCAACGGTCTGATCTAAGTTCGATCATTTAAGAAGGAGTTCACATGGATGTTATTCCTGTGACTTTGAAGTCCCTTTTACCACGTTCAACTGAGTCAATCATTTGTTCTGATCTGTCCCCAAAGCAGGTGGCACTCATGCAGCTTCACGAGTCAATCGTAAAGAAGTATGAGCCCACCGGGGAAAATCAGGCGGCTGACAAAGCAGCGCTCGATCTCTTTATCGAGTCGAGCGAACTGTGCAAGCTCTGGGAGCCCGACGAAACTAGCTATCACTACTTGACGATGTGTCGAGCACGTGAACGCTTAAAACGTAGGTTCTTCGGAGGCGAGCTTCAGGCCCCTCGGGTCTCCTTAGCGAAAGCTTTGGATCGCCTTAGGCCTGGTCCCGGTAGCAGTATAGGAGCCAAAGGGCAAACCGACTTCGTCGGCAAGCTCTTCTTCTCTACGCTAACTACCTACGACAAGTCGTTGTGGTTGTACTATAGGGACAACGTTCCGACCATCTGGAAAGCCGCTGAAAATACACGGCAAAAACAGTATGGTGAATGTTGCATTGTAAAATCTTCAAAGCTGACTTTCGCAAAGAAGAACTTTGATGTTTCGCGAGTTATCAATACGGAGGCCTCAGTTGAGATGCTTTTTCAACTGGGGGTAGGAGAACTGCTCGAAGACTGCCTTCTTGACTGGTTTAATATCAGTCTCGATACGCAGCCTACGATTAACAGGTTCCTTGCAAAGATCGGGTCGATCTATGGTTGCCATGCCACAGTCGATCTTAGATCTGCTTCCGACTTGATCTCTCAACGTTTTACTAAATGGTACTTTCCTCCGCAGATGTACAAACCTCTGGACGCAATTCGTGCGAAATGCATCGAGTTGCCAGACGGTAACATCCACGAGCTAGGTACCTTTTCGACCATGGGGAATGGATTTACGTTCCCCCTGCAAACGTTGATTTTCG